TTAAGTTGAAGACTTAACCGTCCAGGCCGAACCGCCGCTGCGCTGGATCGACATTTCACCAGTGACCAAACTGTTCTGCTGAAAATCAAAGGGGAAGTCAGCCACATAGCCCTCGAAGGTGAACCAGGTGCGGGTAGTCGGCAGGGTCCACTCACCGGTTGTCACTGTGGGCGCCTCGGTGCCATCACTCCAGCCCACTGCCCATTTCATATTGTCCACCGTGTCATCTTGGGACAGCTCATGCAGGCGTTTATGGACCGCATTTCTTGGATCAATTTTGAGACCTACCGACGCCTGCCCCGGTGTACGCAGACCCCGTTTAAACTTTTTATCCAAGTCCTCCAGAGAGGTATCGTCGAGCTGATCCGCCGGGTTGCCACCGGGGTTAAAAGAATTCAACCCGGTCACTTTCTTCACAGAGTCATCTGCCGGGTCGATAAAATAGATATTGGTGCCCTGAGCCAATTGAGACATAGGGGTTCTCCCGTTGCTTTAATGGAAATAAAAGTCCGACGCGGGGTGCGTCATTCAGTGGAATATTGGGCGGTATAGGTCAAGCGTACCTCACCCAGTGGGTGATCCTGATCCAAGGCAAAATCGGTTTGCGAGAGTGCAAAAATCTCACAGGCACCGCCCAGGGTTCGATCCTGCAGGACGCCCTCTACATCCTCAGAAGCCTGATCCAACAGTTCATAGATATCCCCCCGGCTGTGAACTACCACCGACACAACAAGATCCAGCTGGCGAGTAGTGCCCGAAAGTTCCTGTTCTGTTTGTTCCGTTGCAAAGCCGACAAAGATTGCCGACAGCTTTTCCCGCTCGATGCCTTCCGTGGTGCCTGCTGAGGGGAAGTTGTAGCCTGATAGGGTTTGCAGATTGCTGAGTACGGCATCGCGGATGGTGATGCGTTGGGTCATTTAGGGTGTGCTCCAGGAATTTTGGGCATAAAAAAACCCGCTGGTGCGGGTTTAGTATTTACGATGTAGTGTCTTCGTTTGTTAAGCGCTTTCTGGCACGATCTTGTAATCAACTTCTTGCCAAGGCCTGCCATTTACTAAAACGACTAATTTATAGTCTCCGTAAGGGTCGCCGGGTTCGAGGCGATAGCCAACTACTGAGCGACCCTGATATAAATTAACTCGAGATTTGATACCTTCAGCATAGTCCTCCGGTGAACCTTCAAGATTTCCGGATATAGATTTAGGCGCTGACGGAAAATAAATAATAGTTTGCACACTGTACAGTTCATAGTGGCCAGGATTAATTTTGAAACCAAAATATGGAAGTTTCGTGGCCACTCTGTGTGGAATAATAAATTGGTTTTCAACTACATCAAGTGTGTTCATTGAACCACCAACAAGAAGCCCAAATTTAAAATCGAAAATGTCGGCATTTTCTGTGTTTTGGGTAGCACAGCTCGCCAACAAAAAAGCGAAAAAAATTGTTAGAACACTCTTCATATTTTTCTCAGATGCATAACAGTTCATTCAGAAGAAGCTAATCGCTACTTCAGTTTATAATGGGTTTTCAGTACCATTTACCAGGAACTCAGAAGCAGCCCAACGTCTAGAAAATATCGCTAGACTGAACGTCTTATTAAAGGTGAACTGCCTTTAAACCACCACAAAATTAACACTGGCAATACAAGCATTGGCACTTTGTTTAATTGCCACGCCCCCGAAATAACTAGCGTGACTTGATGTAAAACCAGTACAGCTATGGCTAAAAAATACGCCCAATGCTTGTTTACAAAAAGGCCTGCCATAGATACTACCCACCCAAACATCAAAACAGCAGTTGAGTAGAAATACCATTTGTCAAAATTGGCTAAAAAAGCATCCTTAGACAAAATGTGAACCCACAAAACACCCAATACAAGCAATGCTGTTATCAAGCTACAGGCTTTTCTGATAAATTTTTTCATAAAACATATTGAACTGTGATTAGTAACCTTTACTCTTTCACACAACCGTTAAGATCCTCAGGCTCTACCTTTTCGCCTTTCTTACCATCAGTAATATCGTAGATGGAGACGAGGCAAAAATGACGAACTGGAAATATATCCGCTTCATAGTGTTTATTACTCTCTAGGCTCATAGCCTCAGTGCCTCTACAGATTGTTCTACCTGATTTATTCACATGAAGCACAATACTTTTGTTAGCTTGAACATATACATTTTCGCTATCCGAATAGCTTTCAGCCCTTACAGTTCTAAAGTTGACCGCACAACCTTTTTCGTTTAGCTCACCTAGTTTGTATAAAGTGTTGTCATCTTTTGGCAATTTTAATTTAGTCAAATTACCTGTTTGAGGCGGCTTATACGTTACAAGGACAGAATTACAACCCACAATGGTGAGTGAAATGAGAATAAGAAAAAAACTTTTCATATTGACAGTAAGTTACCACATTTAAAACGTTTAAAATTTGAACACACATAACGCCCACCACACCGGCTGGCAACTTATTGTGAGTCCAATACACACAAGGAAGCTTATTTATAACATTTTAAGAAGAGCGAACAAAACACCCCCCTACCCTTCCACCAACACCCGCCAAACCACCCCATCATCCGACAGCCGCTTGCGCACTGAATACGCCCTCAACATCCGCCGCAGCCCTATCCAACAATTCATAGATATCCCCCCGGCTATGCACCACCACAGACACGTCAAGATTCAGTTGGCGTATGGTGCCCGAGAGTTCCTGTTCTGTTTGTTCCGTAGCAAAGCCCACAAGGATGGCCGGCAGCTTTTCCCGCTCGATGCCATCGGTAGTGCCCGATGAGGGGAAGTTGTAGCCAGATAGGTTTTTTAGATTGTTTAGGGCGGCATCGCGGATGGTGATGCGTTGGGTCATTGGGGATGTTCTCCAGAAATTTTGGGCATAAAAAAACCCGCCGAAGCGGGTTTCGATATCAGTTTACTCTCAACTCAAAATACGTTGACTTCCAAGATTTACTATCACTCTTTATTGGTTAACAATGCACTTGATGATTGATACATTTCACGCAAAACAACTGCAGCAACAATCCCAGGAATAACACAAAAAATGAAAAAAGAGTACACCGTGTAAAATCTAGACTCCCCAAAAAAGAGAGCTGCCATCGTTATATTACAGACTCCACACAAAAAACCACCAACGACATAAAAACAAAAATCACTCTTTAATATAGATTGAAAAAACTCAACGATTGCAGAACAAATAAGCGCCGGAATTCCAAGAAATATGAACTGAACAAAAAACGCCAGAATGAATAATTTATAGGAATTAGAATCTGTCAAATTATTAAAACCACGAGGTAAAATTACCCATATCATAAGAAATAGAGCCCCCAATATAATGGGAAATAAAACCCCAACAATCACCCTCTGAATTCTCTTGCTCACAAATCAATAACCCCATAAAAAATCTAACCCCAAACAAACAGACCAGAAAAGGACAGAGCTAACCAAGTGCAGACAACCATATAAATCTATCTTTTACAACCTATTTGCTATAACGACGGCATTTCCCACCAACCACAATACCGAAAAAGCCAGAAGATATGCGAATGGAAAATAGCTTCCTTGTGACAAATAGTACCTCCCATTACTGGCTAAATACGCATCGTACACTTCACCTACATTGAACTCTTCGAGATAGCTCCTCTCTGTAGACCATATCTGTTTTCGCCCAATTGAAACACCAAAAGGGAATATTCCCGGCTCAGCGTCTATCCTTTCTTCTACAGGGGAATTTGTTGCTAAATTAGTTGCTTCAAATTTAATACGATCGCATTTTTTTCCCACCCCGCATGATTCCGAAGTTAGATATGCTTTTTCAATTCTTAACTTTTCTGGAGCAGTGTTTTTTACTGAATATACGATCTCAACTTCATTTGGCGCCCCAACAATGAAGAGAATCGAGCAACCCCAAGCAGACAAAAGAAACACTGCCCGCAGCTTTTCCAGAAAACTTAGATGCTCCATCGTCCATTAAACTCACATAAAAATTTTAAACTAACTTACATATCAAATTTCAAAGCGAAAATAAAATGCAACCAAGAAAGCCGCTTTCCTTTATAGCATCAGGCCATTTCTAAAGCAGAAATTACTTTATCTGCCATGACTCTATACTCTTTTGCAGAGACAGCCGAAATATTTGCATCACTTAAGTGAACCGCTTCATTTCGAAGCCTTCGCAATGACTCCAACATTTGCAAAGTTCCCTTACCGATAGAATCATAGTGAATCGAATTCATCGCAGCCAATGAGCTTCTAAACGGCTTTTCCTTAGAAGCATCAATTCCATGTCTTAAATTATATCCTCTTACTGCATCTTCGACTCTTAACCAAGATTCTATTACCGATCCCCTTGGTGATAAATCCGACAACTCATCAGAAACAGTAATTTTTGTATTAAGCTCTTCCGTTTCTAGAGAAAAAGAGGCGTTCTTAACTGCTGCATTGAAATCAATCTGAGTCTCTTTGTGGGAAATTCTGCTGACTTTTTTTGCCAAATGCGAAATTTCTGACTTTAAAACTAAAACTATAATTACGATACAGACTGGCCACACCAGTGAATCAATGATTGACGCTATTGCTTCCATAATCTCAACTCATGTCGACTTAGCAAGAAATCCTAGAGAACATTCTTTGTAATTTCCCACTTTATATCTGCATAAGATATTTACTAAGAGTAGTAGATATGCATTAAGCGAGTCATTAAAATATAAATTATTGGTACAAATGTACAAAAGTCTACTCTAAGAAAACTCAATAAAGTTGGGCATTTTCTCCGCTTTATAATAATTTGGGAAGGGCATATACTCCTAAGCATCCACCAGCACCCGCCAAACAACCCCATCATCCGTCAGCCGCTTGCGCACTGCATACTCCACACCGCCAAGAGTAATCACCGCCTCGGAGTTGTAAGCCCCTACCTCACTGACCAGCAGACTCAACTCGATACGCGGCACCCGCACACGTTCCTCATCTTCGAACTCGTCGATCTCTTGATCTTTAATCACTCGGCAAGTAATAGGTTCAGCACCGCTACCGTCTGTATAGATAGCAGGCTTGCCCCATTTGCGAAACGCGCGCTCTGCGGCTCGTTGGTCCAGATCCATGGATCACCTAGGCCTTCACGGTGCCCGGTACGCCGGTAAACTTGACCGCTAGGCTGGTCGCGCCATTCCCTGCGGATTCCGCGGCAAAGGCGGTAGGGCCGGTGATATCGCCGGTTGCGGCTGTTGCAGCACTATCGTCAAAGGCTGCAGCAGAGATATCCCAGGTGAGTGACTCGCCCTGGCCAATCACTGCACCGGATACCTTGGGCACCGTAAATACGCCATCAATAGCGATCACCCCGGATTCACCCACGGCGATATCATCCATCGCCACACCCAGGACCGCACCTGCGATTACCACCTGGCCAGAGGTAATCGCTGCGCTGGTGTTGTTGGTGAAATCGAGCATGCGCCCGTCTTGTACAAAATTCGTAGCCATATTCTTTCTCTCAGTGGGTAAAGCAGTCGAAATAAAAAAGGCCGCGTATTGCGGCCCTTTCCGGTTTAATCTCAGTTGGAATTGAGGTTAGGTCTTGGGTGTTTTCACCATGCCTTTCGCATCCCAGGCTTTCGCAGCGGCATCCAGGCGGACTTTGAATTCCACCCCATCGACACTCCAGCCATTTTGCTCTTCTAAAACCGGGGCCTGCTGGCCATCCAGATAGAGCACTTCGATGGTGTCATGCGCTACCGGGTCGGCATTGAGGTACCAGCCGTTATGTCCGCTAAGGCGCGCATCAGAGAGCACTTCGGCGATATTGCGCACGCTGTTCGGTGTGGTGTTGTTTTTAGTGGATTCTCCCACTTCGAATTCGGATTCCAGGGCAACCTTTGCGCTGCCCTCGTCGGCAATATCACAGAGCAGGAACTTGGGCCGGATATTGAGCACTGCGCTGCCATCCTTTTGATTACCCATCAATACCCGTGCGGCGTCGATGCTGGCGGTGTTGATTAGAGCGGCGCTGGCCAAGTTGCCATGATCCGCATGGAACAGGGCTTTTCCATCTGCCATTTCGGGATTGTTGAGCAGGATACTGAATACCAGATCCCCCACGGTGCGCACAGCGGCGAGGCCCATCTTTTGCGGGATTCGGGTGAATGCGCCCAGGTCGTCATTAATGATGGCCTGGCGAGTAATGGAGAAGAGTTCCCCGTAAGTGGCTAGTGCGGCGGTCTCGGCGCGTTCGCCGATACTCACATATTTAAATTCTGCCCCCGGTGCGACTTGGCGCAGTGAGGGGAAGCTGCCCAAGTCTGTGCGGGTGGTGAGTTTAAAGTCACTGAGGTTGCCGACACTGGTAAAGCGCGGGAAGATTTCCTGTGCTTCTTCATAGCCTTTGAGCATAGATTTATTGGCGATATTGCCGAGCACCGTTGCGAAGTCACCCGAACTATGGGTAAAGGCTGCGGCGACCACACCCATTCTGTCGAGTCCGGACAAGCTTTGGCCGTGGGCCTGCATGAGGATGCGGGCAATCTCCATCATGGTGTAGCCACTGAGTTCATTGCCTTCTGTGCGCTTTTCACCGAGGGCGCGCATGGCAATCGCATTTTCGGCATCGGCTTTTAAGCGCTTAATGCCCTCACCTTCATGCACCACTACGCTGTAGCTTTGCACGGGGGTTGGGGTTTGGCTGCCGAGGGCTGTGAGCAGTTTGTCTTTGGCTTTTTCGGCGGTGCAGTCCATATCATTGAGACATTCCTGCATCACAACACTATGTGCTTCGAAGCCTTTAAATACGGCTGTGATAGTGTCTTTGCGCTTTTTCTCATCCGCGGCAAATTGCGCTCTGGCATCGGCGGCAATCTGCGCTTTCATTTCTGGGGTAACCTCGGGCGCAGCGGTTGCAGCTGGCGTGGTGGAGGTAGTTTTAGGCATGGCTTGCGCTTCCTTGGTTTGGGTTTGGGGTTGGGGTTGGGTTGAGTTGCCTGCAACCGCAGACGGGAATCTAAATTCAGTGGACCCCTACACAACCAATGCACTAATGGCTTGAGGGGTATTTTTGAATTGGTTTAAGTGATCGGCACTGAAGCTGGCAGCCATTTCCATTGCTGCGGTGGTATCGGTGGCAAAACCGGCTTCCACGGCTTCGGCGCCGGTATACCAAGTCTCGTCATCCATCACTTGGCTGATTTCCTCATCCGACATGCCGGTGCGCGAGGAGTACAGGCTTTTCATGGTGGTTTTCACTTTTGCCAGTAGGCTCTTGGTTTTTTCCAGGGCGCGCTCATCGCCTCGTACACCGGCACTGGGGTTGTGCACCATGTAATAAGCGTTTTCGGCAATGTGAACCGTGTCCCCGGCTAAGGCGATCACACTGCCCATACTGGCTGCGATGCCTTCAATCCAGGTTTCCACCTCGGCTTTGTGATCTTTGAGCAGGTTGTAAATGGCGGTGCCGTCGAACACATCCCCGCCAGGGCAGTTGATATGCAGATTGATCTTGCTGACATCACCGAGCGCTTTGAGATCGCGGGCAAAGTCTTTTGCAGTCAACTCCCAGTAGCCGATGTAGTCATACAAATAAATATCGGCTTCACTGGTATTGGCGGCAGCGGTGATGCTGTACCAGGACTTATTCGGCATGGCTGCCTCCTATTCAGATTCAATTTCTTGCGCGGGTACGGCTTCGCGTTTGGTTGGGGTGGTAATGTCGTTTTGTTTGAGCTTCCGCTGCCAGGCAGCAGTTTGCTTAATCACATCATCTGGCCTTTTGCCACGGCGGCGGATGGTCTGCTGTGGGCTGGCCAGTACATTTTCCAGCAGGGTTTCATCGGCGCTGGCTTCATGGACCGGGTTAATCCAGGGCATCACCGGGGTAATAAAATCGACATGCATCAGCGTGGATGGATCGACATCACTCGGCACTTTGAAGGCATCCGCCAGTAAAGCCATTTGCACCCAGCGGCGGGTGGCCGGCTCTACAATTTCCTCACAAAATTCCAGGCTGAGGGTTTCGTAATTGGTCCACTGCTCCACCAGCTCCTGGCGTTGCGAGCTATAAGTCCCGTTGTAGTTTTTGCTGATACTGCTAAAGCTGGCCATGGTGCCGGCGGCGGCCATGCGGTGCATGGTTTCTAAAAATGGCGTTAGCAGACCACTGGGGCGATTGCTCTGAATGGTGCCGACTGATTCCCCAGGGCGGAGATCGTCATAGATGGCACCGGCACGGATATCGAGGGTGCGGTTTCCTTCATCATCCCAAGTATCATCATGCTGGTACTCAGTAGGGCTGCCCTTTTGAATAAAACCCACCATGGCTGAGGCAATCTTGGCGGCAACGCGCTCGTTTTCTTCATAGTCTTTAATATCAGTAAGGCGATTCATCACCGCGGCAAAGATGGAAGCCCCACGGGTTTGGTGCAGCCTGCGCACAAACTTAAGGTGCTCAATATTTTTGGCACTATGGAACCTGCGCTTCATACGCCAGTTCAATGAGGCACCGGGGTGCTCGTCGTACAACCAAAACCCCGCGGGCTCGCCCCAGGCAGACTTTTGAATGCCTTGAACAATGCGCTTGCTGGAGTCGCTGTAACTGACCGGTAAGAAATCCGGTTCCAGGCATTCGATGGTGTAAGGCACATTGGTACGGTGCTTTAAACCGGGCACTGTGCCCTGCAGGTGCCGCATTAAAGTTTCACCATCGCGCAGCCAGGTATTACACAGAAGCCGCTGCGCTTTGCCCCAGCTGAACTGCCGAGTACATTCCGGGCGCCGTGCCCATTCCTTGTGGGCATCATTCATTTGGCTGGCGAGGCCGTCATGGATATCGCCATCCCAGGTTTTGGGCTGGAATTCCACATCGATACCGCGCGGGCCGACAATGTTGTTCACCAGGGTGGTGAGAATGCCAAAGGCAAAATCGTGGTTTTGCTCCAGGTGCCGGGCTTGGCCGCGCAGAGTTTCCACGCTGCCTCCCAGTACCAGATCACCACTGCGGTTATCACCGGGGTTTTTGCGCAGGCGACTGGGGCGCGCGGCTTCATAGGCGGCGGCGATCTCCAGGGCGCGCCGGGCTTGTACACGGCGCAGGGCAGCCTCGGGTGCAAAAAACCCGATAACAGAATCTAATTTATTCATTAATTAAAATTCGCGTAGGCGGGCCCAGGGCGTTTGCCGGCGGCCTTTAAGGTTTCTGCAGTTGCTCGGCGCTCCCACTCCTGTCGGCCCGCGCGGATCTCTTGCAGGTTCTCGGCAGTAAATTGGCGGCCGTTAATGACCGTGGTTTTTCCGGCGAGCACGTCTATCTCGGCCTCGATATAGAGGTCGACCATGGCTTGTGCGGTTTTAGACATTTAACTATCCAGTAGGGAGCCGGCTGGCTGCGCAGGCTGCCTTGGTTTTTTCGGGACTGGTTTGGGCTGTTCGGGTGTTTGTTGAGGTTCGCTAAATAGCGTGCGCTGGCCCAGGCGCGATTCGATGGTGGACCATTTTTTCTCGTTGTATTTGTGCATGCCCATGGCGTGGGCGGCGTGTAGGGCGTAGACCTCGGTATCGGTGCCTTCATTGGGGCGGCCGGGACGCGGTTGCCAGGTTTCCCGGCCTTTATTTTTCTTACTCGGTGCTTTGACTTCTGCAGTCACCTGCTCCCAGTAGTCCTGGCGCACATGCTTGCAACTGTGCATGTAGGCACTGGTGCCCAGCAGGCGCTTGGCCATCAGGTCTTTGGCTTTGTGGGTGCCCACGATATAAACCTTTACGCCGTAACGGTCGGCTTTGGTGCGGCGCTTGGGGTTGTTAAAATCCACCTGCCGGGGCTGGTTAAAGATTTCCTTGGTGCCGAAGTCGTTGCTGTCACCTTTGATGGCCATCACCAACACACCGCGATATTTTTTATCGCGGGTTCGCACCCAGTGATACACCGCATTGCTGGTGCCGCCATCGCCGGAATCAATACTGACTGCCGCTGCGCGGATCTCGCCGAAGCGCTCGTGCTCAAAACTTTGGAACACCAGCTTATCCAGGGCATCCCAACAATCGTCGCGCTTGTCGGCGGTATCGCCATCGATCTCGCCCCAGTACATCTGCCAGGATTCTTCATTGCGGCCAAAGGCGCGGATGCTGATTGCCAGGCGGTCGTGCTGTACATCGATGCCGACCGTTACCAGCAGACCACCGGCAGGGCACACTAATTCCGGGTAATCCTCGGCGGCCTCTTGTAGTTTTTCGTGGTCCAGCAAGCGGCTGGCGGCATACTGGTAGGGCCTGCCCAGCTTGTTGTTCTGAAAAACAATGCGCGCGGATTCATCACCGCTTTTGGCTTCGTGTTCGGCTTCGAGAAAATCCCGCACCACATCGGCGAGGCCGGTGCCGGGAATGCACACATAGAGTTCCGATAGCTCCATAAAGGTTTCTATCGGTTCGATTTCATGCTCGGTAAAATCCTCGCCGCACTGGGTTTTCACCCAGCCGGCAAAGTCATCGCCATTTTCCCGAGCGGTTTTGCAGGTCTGCAGAATATTGGCCTGGCGGCGGTAGTCATCCCAGGCGCTGCCACAGTGCGGGCAGCTATACACCGCGCTTTCTGGCTGGTGCAGGCCGAATACCGGGTGCGGCGTGCCGCCCTCTTTCTCCAGCCAGCTGACATTTTCCCAATCCAGTACATGGGAATCGCCGCAGTCGTGGCAGGTCACCGGCAGCACGCGCATGGTGCCGAGCTTGGTGTAGTGCTCCACTTGGGAAAGGTCGGCAACGGCCGGTGTGCCACCGATAATTAATTTCTTATTGCGCATGCGCTTGAGGCGTTCGCGCAGGTGGCGAATGGAATCGCCCTGATCGCCGACGTCTTTATTGGTATCGTCCGGCTCCTCCACATAGCCCCGGCGGGCTGTAGTGGATTTCACATTGGAAATCGAGTTGGAGCCAATGGTACGCACCTCACCGCCGGGGAATTTCTTGCGCGTTGAGCGGCTACCGCCTTTGCGGCTGGTGGTGACATCGATCACCCGATTCACTGCTGGCGAACCTTCGATAATCGGCACCAGCTTTTCATCCATAAACAGCCGGCCTTTTTCATCCTTGGGAAACAGCATCAGGATGCGGGCCGGGTCGGTGACGGCGACCTTACAGATATCGGTAGCCAGCAGAACCGTCCAGCCGATCTGCGCGGCTTTCTGCATTACCACCATCCAGGACACCGGACTATCCAGTGCGTGCATTACGCCCCAGAAATAGGGCACATAATCGTTGCGGTAATAGCCGGCGTTGTCGCTATCCTCCGAGGGCAGTTTGATATTGTTTGGCAACCACTCGATCAGCGGGATTTTAGGCTGCGGTATCCAGGCCTGGCGCACCTCCTGCACCAGCCTCTTCAGATTCAATCTCGTAACTGCCAATAGCTTTGAGGGCAGCGTCAATGTTTGGCTGTAGGGGTTCTCGATCGACGGTAATGGCATGCTGACTTTCGATAGCAATAACGATGCTTTCTACCGCTCCTATAAATTCATTTTTGCCAATGGTGGACCACTCCACCATCGCCTTGCGTACGGACTCAATATCGAGGATTAACTGATCGTCCTTATACAGCTCGCGCATTTTCATCTGAGCATTCACCTCAGACTCAATGGCTTGGGCCATATCGCGGCGGCTGCGGGCGTCGCTAACCTGGCGGCCAGCGGCTTCTGTTCGTAATCGCTCGCAGTACTCCTGAAGCCAAACCCGATAACTGGCAGCTTCAGTAAAGACCCCTGCTTTAAAGTGCTTTGCAATCGCCGGCTGTGATGCGCCCACTAAGCGAGCCAAACCAGACTGAGTGGCCTGATCATCCAGTGATAGGTTGTCAGCCAAGGTATAACCCCCTAGGAAATTTCAGATAGCTGTTAAAAACACGGGCCCGAATTGCTCGTGGGCTGGGTCGCCCAGGAGGACCCGTTCATCAACGCTTTGAAGTCTTGATTGCATGGTCCATTGCCTTATCAAGCTCTATCGGCAGGTGCCGCCGAGCAATACCCTGTGCAATCCCAACAAAAGGAAAGCGCTGGCGGTAGTTCGGCCTGCCTTTAAGGAAAATAAGAATGGGTTTAGCAGTTGGATTGCGCTTACCACCAGCCCTCTTCCACACCCCATACCACTGCTTGTTACGCTTCCCATTAACTTTTCCGACAAAATATTTAGACTTGGTGCCATTCACACCATCAGCTCCACTCTTTTTAGCGCCGGAGTTAGCACGCAGCTCTGCCAGGATCTTCTTATAGGTCGCAACCGAAATGTTGCCATGCTTGTTCAAACGGGCTTCCTTCCCATGCACTACATACATCCCGCTCGGTAAGAGTCCAGCATGCCGAAGCGCTCGCTCAAAGCGTTTATCAATCCGGTTCTCACCAATCACTGACGTCGCTAAATACTCACTAGGTGCCGTGCCGTTCGGGGCCTGATCGCGAATAAAGACTTTGGCAACACCCGTGCGCTTAGTGGCTTTTTTTACCAGTACAGAGTTCAGTGTCAGCTTCGCCGGGTTTACAAATATGCGCCCAATTGCTGCGCGCTCTTCTCCCCGTATACGAAACGCCACATTATTCAGCGCTACGGAACTGGCATAGGGCAGCTGCTTTTTTAATTCGGCTGAGGCCTTATCAAACTTTGAGGTATCGAGCTTTACACTAACGTCCATCGTCCCCGTCCTGCTGCCTTTCCTGCAGTTTCAAGCGCTTATGGTTGTAATACCAATTCACAATGAACCAACTCAAAGCAATCAGGAAACCACCTACCGCCAATAACTCTTGTGCGGCATATCCACCGACAACCGCTGTACCCGCAGCAACCGTAGTGGTTGCACTGGCGACCTTCTGAACCATGGCTTCCCTCGCTGCCTCTTGAGCTACAGTGTTCACCGCTTAACCTCACTCACCCACGACTTCACGAAATAGAAACCGATGATGATGCTGTAAGGCTGCACAACCACATCAACCAGCAGGCCCTTTAGGTCTGCTACAAAAGGGGCTTTGAAAGCCATGGCCGCCGCAATCAATAAAACCAGTAACGCCCAAACCAATGTCACCAGAAAGGCAATTAATCGCCGTGCCCGGTTCTGCGGCTGCGTGGCTTCCAGGTATTTGAGATACCAACGGGATTTTTCCTCATCGGTAAACCACACCGCATCCACGGTATTTACAGTGGCATCCAGCACTTTGCCCGCAGACTCTGGGCCAGCAAATAAACCCTTAACTCCAGACCAAATACCCATCACGGATACTCCGGCACATAGTGCGTAATTGTTAGATCAAACTCAGGCGGCAGCAGCTCTCGCAGCTGCTGCATGGCCTTGCGGGATTGCGTCACCCACCAACCACCGGGAGCCAGGTTAGAGCCAATACCAATGCAGCCCTGCACATCTGCAGAATAATTTGCCGTATGGATTAGGATTTTTGAACGACCTGGGACTTCCTGTAGCTCCCACACATTGGAGAACCTCGGTGAGTTATAGGGATTACAGGAATAAACCCCTTCAGGAATACAGCTCTCGAACGGACGATTCCCCAACTACGGGCGCTCAACCGTATAAAACACACAGTCACGCACTCTCAGCCGCCCCAATGTGGCATCAGGCCCATAGGCGAAACGTTGCAGATTGCAGTTCATGAATTTCAGCTCGTAGAGCTAAGGAATAAAAAAACAGCGCCCACAAGAACGCCGCCAAGTACAGGTGATGGAGCAATGAAAAATAGAAAGTCAGAAACGAAAAAACCCGGCTGGGGGAGCCGGGTTTATTGCAAAGCGGAAAAAACCGCATGCTAGGAAATTTATACCTATTCAGGACAAAACTGTCAACAGACTACTTTAAATCGCTTTTTGACCCTTTTACTCCAACCCAAATACTACTCCAAAGCTCTTCCCCGCAAATGAGTTAAGATAAGCAACTTAAAATATTCTGAAAAACCCTTACCCTTAGACGGCTGCCATTAACATTTACATATGTCAGTCAATAACTAAAACTTCAAGTTCAAGGAAATAACAAACATCACCTGAGCGACCAGCAGGAAAACTTAAACCACTGGAAAATCTATTACCATGCGGCTTAATAAAAAATAAATGCGTTGGCTCTATTTCATCTCTTACATTGGGAATAGGAGAAGCTCCATAGCGAGCATTATAAGCTTCTAGTGTAAAATAGGATATTTCCTCTACACCACTCTTCATTATGGATCTCAGTGTTCTAGATACACTATACCTATCATCTAGACTTACCTTATACACAAGCTTATCTATACTCATACCATTAGGACTAGAAGCATAAGCTTCTACTTTATCTCTAAGTAAGCTCATACAATTGTCTAATTCAGCACCCATCCTTGCTTCATCTCTAGTGCTCTGATCTGCACTATCAATCTTCGAGATTTCTTCATGGCTTGAATTATTATTCACCTCCATGTAGGAAGTATCATTAGAAGATAAACTGCTTATGCTTAACAACATTAAAAAATTATATAAAAATAGTTCATGGGAAATTTACGTCCAATATTTTCATGTGCATACATTCGCTCAATAGCTTTAGAAATTAACAGCGTAAAAAAACCGGCTCAAAGGCCGGTTTTATTCTGCAAAGCGGAAAAACCGCACGCTAGGGAATTTATACCTACTCAGGACAAAGCTGTCAACAGGCCTTTTTAAGTCGACTGCGGTACTCTTGCACCAACTCAGACACCGGCCCCAAAGCTCTTCCGGGCAAAGGGTCCAGACGCCGCTGTAAGCGCTTCCGAATTTTCACCCACTCTCTATCCCAACGCTTTTTGTCACACCCTAATATTTTACGTGCATGACCTAGATCTATTGATCGCCCATTCACATCCCGCAACGCACTCGCGCTAATACAAAATAACGCCAACTGGCTAACCTTATCCCTCGGATGCGGCTCCTCCCACTTGTCGAATTCAGACATCAGATACTGCAACAGCGCCGCCCGCTCTTTAAATCTTTTTGCCGGTGACACATACGCAGCCATGCCCCAGCAGATCGCTTTGTCTCAGTTTTGCAATCACGTCGAATGATTCCCTGCTCACAGGAATCCATAACTCGGTTACCGCTCACCTTACTCACAATCGTTTCAACACCACTCACCCGAGGCGCATCAATTCGGCCGAACACTTGATTTGCCTTTCCCTATACCTCATCACGAATTAAAACTTTACGGCTCCGCCGGGTGTTTGAGGTGACGGTACTCCTATTGCCCATTGCCTCATAATCAAACGCTGAAGCAGAGCCATCAAAGGCATCATGCCAAGCCTGTCTCGTTGAATCGAATCTCATGCCCCCAAGACTGTAAACACTAACCTCAACTGGCCCGACTGGGCCCTATCACGCGGCCAACTGAAAACTATTGGCTTGGTGCTCGGGGCTTATCAGCTGGTATCTCTCAATATCTCACCGATTGGACGGTCTCTCGCTCGCTGGGGGGGCATTATGGGAGCAAACCTCTCCCGCCTCACCCAATTGCACCACACAGCCAGCTGGGCATACCCTGACAGCCTGATTATAAAATTCTCTGGTCAGCTGCCAATCTTCGGGAGACCAGTTCCGCGCCTGGATACGGGGCGGGTTCCTGGCAAAGAAGTAAGTTTTTGCGCGGTCATCATTGGCTTCTACACTCCTGAGTCAAAAAAATGAGTCCATTAATATGGGCTTTGTAAACCAAAAATCAGAACAATATTTTTTTTGCCATCTCAACTTCTATAACACCGCGAGAAACGCAATTTAAAGTAAGATTTTTAGCCAGCTCTCCCGGTAGATACTCTCCCTGAATGTTTGAGCGAACAATCACTGCTCTATCATCGACTACCACATTAAAGGCCACCTCTGTCTTGGTGTGATTGTCATCCAAATAATCCACCCCTTTAGCCGTACCACAATGGGCCTGATTCGGCAAAAGCTTCCAATTTTTCAGAGAAGTAGAGATATAACCCGCCTCTAAATCGGCAGATAAAATTTGAAATCCGTCTCTCAACAAGGCCTGTCTCGCCTTACTCAATACCTCCTGCTTATTAGAGAAGTGCTCTATTGCGAAATACTCGCTAATTATCACTGGCGTATCATTCTTTACAGCACAACCCTCTAAGCCAGGTAACAGTAGAACTCCTACTACCAAACCTCTTAGTTTTTTCATTCTTATCCTCCGTGAAAAGTACACTTCGAGCATATCAAGGGTATTAACCTCGAAAAAATAACTTATGGATAACAACCCAAATATTACCTTTCAGAAACTGTAATCGTTAACCAAGGATAGGGCACCCAAGTGAACACCGCTAAGCCGTTCAGACTATTGGCCCCACGCCACGCCGAAGCGCTGACACACTGCGCTCGCGACCTCTTCAATCGTGAGCCCACCCAAGCTATGCAGCTCTCTGTGACCAACAGCAATAACTTGCTGGCGGAGTGGTTTTACAAATTCCAACTCCGCCCCACAATTCTAGCCATTCACTTTCGCAACAACTGGGAGGAAATCGCATGACCGGAGCACCGGTAGGGAATATGGAAGCGCAAAAGCAGACTCTCGAGGCCAACCGAATCCCCTATGTAAGCCGCAAAGATGGCTCACCCGCACTTACCTGGGAGATGGTCAATCAAGCCACTCTGGCACGCGGAGCATTAAAGCTAAGCCCGACAGGCAGCAACCTACCTGAAGGCTTTAACCTGGGAGCAGCAAGCTGATGGGCAGGAGGCGTAACCCCGAAAATGCATGGATGCCACCGCATGTAGCCCGGTATAAAAACGGTTACCGATTTCGCAAGCATGGAGAACCAACCAAGCATATTGCCGGCCCCGACGCCTCCCAGGCTGAGGTCTGGGTTGCCTGTGAGAAATACCTAGCCGGCCTAGTTCAAAAGACCTTTACCTTCGCAGATTTGGTAGAGCTCTACTTCGCCTCCCCCCAGTACACCAAACACATAAAACCGCAGACTCAAAAAGACTACTACCGCTACAGCCAGCGAGTCCTCGCAGTATTTGGGGAAATGGAGCCAGACACCATCACCTCCCCGCTAGTGCAGATGTTTATGGATGCACGCGGTGCTGAGTACCCCACCTCCGCCAATAGAGAGCGAACCTTTCTCGGCATTGTGATGAAATGGGGCAAAGCTAGAGGGTTCGTGAAGATCTAAGACCCCACAGCGGTAGTGAAAACAATTAAAGTAAAGCCCGGCGGGCGCTATGTAGAAGACTGGGAATACCAAGCCTTTTGGCAATGGCTAGGTGATCGCGGCCACGTGATGCACCAGTGCGCTATGGAAATCAGCTATTTGTGTGCAGCCAGACAGCAAGATGTTCTCGCCCTTACCCGCGCAGACATCCAAGAAGACGGCCTACTTATTGTGCAAGCCAAGACAGGCAAAGCCCAACTAAAGCTATGGAGCTCAGCCCTCAAAGAAGCCGTTGATCGCGCAGTAGCCACTAACATCGAAGCACAAATCCAAACCACTCATATCATCCGCAGCCGCGCAGGCCGCGCCTACACCCGCACTGGGTTCAATGCCATTTGGCAAAGAGAACAGCGAGCAGCACTAGCTGCTGGGGTAATTAAACAGCGCTTTCATGATTCGAAGATCAAAATAGCAAATGACTTTAAAGGGGATGCTTAATAATTTACTGAGCATAAGGCGTGATCTATGACTGAGAAGCATAACTGCATGTAGATCGGGTGATGCACCTGCGCACAGCCAAAACTACCCAGGCAGGCTGTGCTAACAGGTTGCAACCCCTCTCTTAGGCTTTTTTAAGGCCTTCCAAATCAACCAAATATTACGGATAGCCTATTTAGAAGGCTCATTATTAGTTGATAGCAAACAATTTTTCACTATTAATATACTTAAACTAAGGAGCCTGTAAAAAACTTGGAACAATACTCTGCCCAAAATGATAATCACCCTGACCATCACTTTCTTCACCAGCACCCCAACAGCTAACACTACCGCTATCAATTACACAAGCATGAGTCATTCCAAGGGTTAGTGAAGAAATATTGTTAAGATTTTGAGGTACTATTCCCTGCCCAAAGTGGGGCCAATTATTTGTATCACTTGAACCAGCCCCCCAACAAATCAATTCACCATTCTCGAAGGCACAGCTATTATAAAAGTAACCAATTTCGAATAGATCTGGAAGAACCACAGTGTCTGGCACTTTATTCTGTCCATAGCCATCAGCCGTTCCCCAGCAGCTCAAACCCATGCTTTCAGCTGCACAGGTTATTAATCTACCAGCTCCAAAACTGGTAACTGATGATAAACCACTAGGCGTATCGCTTTGCTTCCAATGATTTGATCCCCAACATTGCAATCCTGCCTCATCAAGCGCACAGGTATGAAAGAAACCAGCTGAAATATCAGTAACTACGCCTAAACTATCGGGAACTCGACTCTGGCCAACATCTGCCCCAAAACCATCAGTATTTGACCCCCAACATTTTACTTGCCCATTAGAAAGTACGCAGGTGTGCTCATATCCAGCAGCTAGCTTCGAAACATTGATAGTTCCTTCAGGCGGAGATGCCTCTCCATTAAAATTACGCCCCCAACATGAAATACCATTCTCATCAGCCGCACAGGTATGATATTCACCAGCGGCCAAATGTGTAACATCACCGAGGTGGGCAGGAACTTTAGCCTGCCCGACATCATTCAACCCCCAACAATAAACCGTCTCTTGCTCTAATGCGCAGGTATGAAAAGCACCAGCATCTATAGTAGATGCCTCCCCGCTAAATGATTGCTCAACAGTAACTTCCATATCAAATACTGGACTATCAAAACTTCCATTATGAAAAGTCACTTCAATCTTATAAATACCAGCATCTTTATAGCCGGGCCCTAATATAAGATCTATTTTCCCACTATCTGACTGTACAATTTCCCCAAATTCGGGAACCGTTGATGATGTAACTGATACTAGACTTCCAATTTCAGCCGAAAGAATTTCATGAGTAGTTTCTGTACCTTCGGATACAATTATTTCTTCAGGAAAAATTATTTCAGGGATAAAATCAGCCTGTGTTACAACTATTTCAAATATGACTTTCTGCTTCCTGAAACCATCGTTTAATTCAAAATCAACAGTATAGACTCCAGCTGAGCCAAATTTTGGAGCCAACTCAATGACCAGGTCATTGGACTCACCAATAAATATATTTGCAAAATCAGGGGCAACCAAGTTGTCTATATGGACTTCATTTGCACCAATTCGATTGACAGGTATTCGCGAGACTTCACTGCCAGCTTCCTCAATTGAAAAATCATTCAGGTCATCAATCATTCCTGTAGAGCTACTATTTACCACCCGAACTGAAAAGGAAGTATTTGTAACACCTTCACCGTCAGATACGTCAATACTTAAATGGTATTCTCCCTCATCACCGGCTTCTGCTGCAAAGATCAATGATAGCTTTCCGTTATTATTATCACTTGCAGAAATGAACTGAGGCAGATTTTCAATATTGAAAGATAAAGAGTCACCATCCGGGTCTTCAGCAGATACTTGAAGGGTCAGATCGACACCAACTTCCAAGGTGAAATCTTGAATCCGATTTGACACTACTGGAACTCGGTTTTCCTTATTAGCCGTTTCGTTGCTTGATGGACCTTTCTTACTTGACCCTCCATCTTTACATGCTTGCAGGGCAAAACAAAAAATCAACAATAAAAGGGGAAAATAATGATTTGAGAACTTCACGCTATAATATCTTTGTATTAAAAATTTTGTTGCACACCATGTGTGTACAATACTTAGTTAGAGTTTATTACCCTCCAAAAATTGCCACCGCACTTTCAACATCTAAGATTTAAAGCACTAGCGGTAATTTCGGAAATTCGAGAGAACAACAGCCTATGAGAATAGCGACTTCCCTTCGCCAACCTCAAAAGCAAGACTTTATTAGTCTCTAAATATTAAAGGGGCAAACTTTCTGTCCTCACCACACTTATATGGATAGGCAAATAGAAAAATGAAAAAACCCCCACATCAAGCGAGGATCCTCCTCCTGAAAAACAAAAAATACTAATTCATTTGTTTATATAAGGCCCCTTTAAAAAAGCTCCTACACTACCACTGATAGGCCAGCTTTACGGTCGCACCGGTAGTATTATCATCATAATACGGCCCATCATATGAGCTAGCACCCGCATGAATAGCAGCGCCAAGGACAAAAGAAGACTCAGAAAACCCTGAAAAGTAATAGTTGTAGAGCAAAGCAACACCGTGATAGCGCACCGCGCTATCACCAGCATAATCAACCTCAACAAGCCCCAAGAAAGTCCCTAAAGAGTGACTATCAGAAGATACAAGGTGCTCCCAGCCTAAGCCCCACCCCGTGACTGAACCAGCCTGATCGGAGAAGCCCTTCCAACCCAAAGAGCCGAAATACTTATCTTTACCGCGGTTAATCGAGTACTTTGCTCCTAGCCCAGCATGATCCACACCAACGCCTAATGAAAAATTTGAGTCCCCAGCCGCAGAGGCGAACATAGAACAAGTTAGGAAAAATACGGACAGCAGATACTTCAT